CAGGAGCCGGTCCTTGCCAGGAAGGCCCGCAGCTGCGGCTGATACGATACAGTGTTAGTGCCAGCGGGGAACGGAGTCCCAGCAGCACTAGCCTGGAACGAAACAGACAGCATGAGAGCCGTCCCTGGAGTGATATCGACCCCAACGTCAATGTTGAACATATCGAAGATCTTTGGAGCCATCTCAACATTCTGTGGCGGAACCACATTGATAGTCGAGGGTGTGGCGAAACGAATAAGCCTGGACTCCAAATAAATCCACTCAAACCGACCGGCATCAGATGGACCCAAAGGGTCTTGGGTGTTGTACAGGTTCGTGGCGGCGTTCAAATCAGCCAGGTAGATTCCGACCCCGAAAAGCCCACAGTAAACACCTTGGGTAAAGACCGAAGTGGGCTGAAACAGCGTCCCAATATCAACCTGGCCATCAAGAATTTTGACGGACAGACGTTGAAGAAGAGGAGCTGCATTTTGGCCCAGGGTCTGCCTTGGTGATTCCATGAGAATAGAGGTCTGAGGCCCGGCGTTCGAAACGACGCCCAGAAAACCACCACCCCAAAAGATACCGTTCTGTTGATTGGTCGGAGTTCCAGTGTTTGGCTCACCCAACGCAATCCATGATCCCACTCCGGGATTGTTGACACGAGCATTGTTCGGAGCAAAGCCACCCCAACCCAATAACTTGGAAATGCCGTTTCCGACACTACCAAGTATCGAGTTGGACTGACCGCCCATGGACTTCATAGGTCCCGATTTGCTTTTCATAAACGTATCCTCATATATCCTCTCCAGTTATTAAGTTAGTGCGGAAAGGAAGGTCACTAATTGCCCCATCAACAAAGTAGGGGCAGTGTGCACTGAAATGAACTGTAAAACTCACACAGAAAACTTCCACGGGTCACCACCCATGGCAATATGTGTGAGCATTCTGGCTGTAACGGTCTTCTCCAACTGTTCCACAGGAGTTTTCCCCATGTGGAACCCAGATGATAGAAGCCCCTGCGCCTTCTCTAACCCACCGGCTTGCTCGATTAGAGTGGCGACGGGCGTGGTCGATCCTTTCCCATCGTGTTCTGAGAGGAATTCAACCATGGCCGGGAAACTCGGGTGGTAACGAGCGGCCTCTACCTGTTGGATCCAGCGTAGCGAGTCCGCCGCACCTGACCAACCTGGACGAAACTTTTCATACGACATCATCCCGTTGAGAATGCGCATGAAAGGCCGAACACCCACTGCAAGTCCAAACTCCCGATACGACCGCCGATGAACATTCTGGAGGAACCTCACCTCATTCGTGCTCACCAACTGTTTGTCGGGATGGACGGTGAGACCGACCGTCTCTGCGATGTAATCGGTCACCTTCTCCAGGTTGAAGGGGTGCGCCCCATGGGGAGAGATTTGAAAGACGCCATCGTCACCCTGAACCAAGCACCGGTGAATGCGAAATCCGAATTGAGCCGATGCCATCTCCATGACCAGGAGATTGACAATCGACCCTATCATATTCGTAAACACCGCACCGGACGGGATGCCTTTGACTCTTCCAGTCATCCGACCCTCTGGGGTCATCAGATCACAGCGAGTAAAGTGTTGCACAAGAAACCGCATCACTTGACACTCATCGGAGTTGAGGCAGCTGGAGTTGCACAAGACCTGAAAGGCAGCTTCAATCAGCCAATTTGGGATGCTGGAGTCAAATTGACTGTAATCCACTGACCACACTGGCATTGACAATTCCGAGAACATCTCCGAGATCTCGAAGGCAACTTGTCGTGGTCCACACCAAGCTGCGAACTCCGGCAACTTCCGCATACCTTCGAACAGACCCATGAACCAGGACTTCTCCAGGATCATGACTGAACGGGGGTACTGGAAAATGGCCCGAAATCCCGCCTCTCGGTAATTACCCTTAGCCTGTCCTCGACTCCCGACGACCGCGAAGAGCATATTATGCACTTCCTCAATCTCGGACTGCAAGATACAATGCTCAGAGTACCCATCCGGACGTTTAACAAGCAGCTCTCGAATTCCCTCGGCGATCTCCAATGAGACTGAGTCAAACTTGCGGTTGCGGCTCCACAATGGTGTGCCGTGATTCGATGAGCCAAAACTGGCAGCTGCCACAGACAGATCTGCCATACCGGCTGACAACGGGCGCCCGAATCTGGTCAAG